TAGTTGTTACCGGATCGTTTAGCTCAACGGGAAGGTATACCAAAGTGGGCCGCTTAGTTACCGTCTCAGGTACGTTAGCAGGTTCTACTTCAATAGCCAGCACCGCAGGTTCAATCATGACAGGCAGTTTGCCTTTTTCTTCCGCAGCGGTTAGCGGAGGTACAGCATCTAATGCCACACTTGGTGCAGGTTCAGTTATTTTTGTATCTGCAACAAACATATATTGCACTCAAGTTATTGCATTAACCACAATTATTTATTTTTCCGCAACATACAGCGTTTAATCGTACAAGTACAAAACATTGAAATTTAATTTTGAAAGGAAACAAAATGGCACTCGAAAAAATAACTCTCGTTGACAACATTGAAGTTCTCGAAAACGGCTGTGTGCAAGTACGCACCGCCAGCCGAGTCGTGGAAGACGGCTTAATTTTGAGCCAAACATTTCACCGACACGTTGTCGCCCCTGGAGCAGATTACGCTGGCGAAGATTTTCGCGTGCAAGCCATCTGCGCAGCCACACACACCACCGAAGTGATCGAAGCCTACAAAGCCTCCATCGCACCCAAAGGAGTCTGACATGTCCAACAATTCCCAAATCGCATTTGCGCCTCTTGGCGAAACCATCGTCGTGCCAGCCGCAGCCGTAGCGCCTACTGGCGTTCAGGCGCTGGTTAGCGGCAGGCTAGACGCACAGGGTACGGGTCAATATCGCATCATCAACAACAGCATCTACACGGTGTTTTTGGGTGTTGGAACGACTGCGGCACTAGCTACGGCAAACGCTGTTGCGCCAATTGCAGGTAACCCAAGCCCAGCCATTGTGCTAGTGCCAGGTGCGGTAGAGATTCTGCGCTTTGCTCGCACATCGTACTTCAGTGGCCTTGCATCAGCAGCGGCTACTATTTACATTGTGCAGGGCGAAGGCATCTAAATGTTGGAGACTGACATTATGGCAGAAGGAAACGAAATCGACCTTGTAAAGTACGGCGTGCTCTGGCAGAAAGTACAGGACATGGATAAGAAAATGGACAAGGTTGAACGTCAACTTGATGAGCTGATGGCCTTGGCAAATAAAGGTCGTGGCGGTCTATGGTTTGGAATGACCATCGTTTCAGGTATTTCTGCTGTTGTCGGTTACTTACTAAATTATTTCAAGCATTAAATGAGTACAAGTGATAGATGTCGCGTCAGCACAAATACCTTGGCCCAACACGGAACAAAAAATCGTGCTGGTGTGCCGTGTCGTGCTGCCGCAAGAAAAGTATGGGGCTAATGAGTTTTTAGACAAAGACGGGCGGGTGTGTCGCTGGGTGTTAGAGGTAGTTAAGAAAGACCGCCATGATTGACCCATTCACGGCCTTCGCAGTAGCACAAGGTGCTATAAAAGGAATTAAAGCCGCTATCCAAATGGGCAAGGATGTGCAGTCCATCACTGGCGATGTGATGAAGTTTTTTGACGCAAAAGACAAGGTAGCGAAAGAAGCGGTAAAAGACCCGAAAAAAAAATACAGTTCAGACACCAGTCAAGCCATGAGTACCGTCATGCAACTGCATGAGCTGAATCGGGCTGAAGAAGAACTGAAATGGCACTTTATCAACCAAGGACATAGCGCCTTGTGGACACAGATTATTTTAGAGCGCAACAGCATAGTGCAGCGCAGAAAAGTGCAGGAGATACTAGATGCTAAAGCGGCTAAGAACCGTAAAGCAGAGATTGATGAAGCCATCACAATGGGGCTTTGCGTACTGGTAGCCGCTGCCATATTTACGCTGGTGGCTTGGGGTGTAATTGCAATGAAAGGAAAATTCTGATGTTTGATATTACTGGATTGTTGGCGGTAGGCGGCAAGTTAATCGACAAACTTATCCCTGACCCCGAAGCCAAGGCCAAGGCTCAATTAGAACTTGCAACACTTGCCCAAAGCGGCGAACTGGCGAAGATGGCTAACGAGACAGAAATGTTTAAGGCCGAGCAGGAAAACACCACAGCACGGTGGACTGCGGATATGTCATCCGATTCGTGGCTGTCCAAAAACATTAGACCCATTGCATTGATTGCCATCTTCATTGCCTACTTTATGTTTACCGCAATGTCAGCCTTTGGATACAACGCACAAGAGTCCTATGTAAATTTGCTAGGTAGCTGGGGGCAGATTGTGTTTCTCGCATATTTCGGTGGCAGAACGGCTGAGAAAATTGTTGAGATGCGGAGCAACAAATGAGCAGAGAGCAATTATCCCAATGGGTTACTTTGATTGCGTCCGTCACTTTGTCGCTTACCGTGCTGTCAATGGTCATTGTGTTTACGTTTGGATTTTTTGACACACTAGTCGATAACGACAAACTCTTTGGAATTGTTGGCCCTGCGTTTCAAACCATTGTTGGCGGGTTTCTTGGCCTTATCACTGGCATCAAAATAGGAGAAAACGGAAATGACAAGCCTAAGTAAACACTTCACCCTTGCGGAACTGACCGTCACCGATCACAGGGAGTTTGACAACAGTCCAACCCAAGAGGAAATCAGCAACTTGCAACGCTTGGCACAACTGCTGGAACAAGTCAAAGAAACCCTTGGTGGCAAGCCTGTAATGATTAACAGCGCATTTCGGTGCAAACAAGTCAATGACGCAGTAGGAAGCAAGGACTCCAGCCAACACCGTCACGGTTGTGCTGCTGACCTCCGAGTACCCGGCGTGACTCCAGATGAGGTAGTCCGTGCGGTGATTGCTGCGGGTTTACCCTACCAGCAGTTAATTCGTGAATTTGACCGATGGACACATATTAGTATTACAAACGAACCAAACGCAGAGCCTAAACGTCAAGTGTTAATTATTGACAAGGCGGGAGTTAGGGCTTATGTTTAGGCGTTACGTGCAAATAGACCGTGCAGTTTTGTTCGGGCTGAAAGCATGGCTTCTTTAGCCTCATCTACAGTAGTAAAAAAACCAATATGTTTTTCTGCTCCATCCACGGCAATACGACCACGCCATTTTTGTTTTTGCTTACACCAAGCAACTCCTTTGGCGCCGGAGGTGTTTGACTTTGCAAGTCGGCTATTTTGATGGTTTTGCGCAGTATTGCACTCGCGCAAGTTTTCTATGCGATTGTCAAATGAGTTACCATTGATGTGGTCTATGGTACAGGCAGACGCCCCATAATGGTAAGCCCACACAAGTCTATGCGTTCTATACAAGATGTAGTCTATGCAAATTTGATGGTAATGGTGCGAAGCTGTACCTGCAAGCGCCCCAGCAACGCGCCTACCTTTTCGTTCTTTCCAATACAAATTTCCATTTGTATAGGTAAACAGCGCTTGCAAGGCTTCTTCAGTAAAGTGGCTATCGGTTCTGTGCATAAGGGTTCCAATCATGTACGGGCATTATACAATACTGGCACTCGTGCGTTTGCGTAGTTTAACCAGCACTTACGTTTTGTAACCTCGGCTTTGAACAAGCATTGCATCGGTAGCACCAGCCCGTGCAGGAGGTGAATTGTCGGGTTTGTAGATTTGCCCGTCTTTGAGATGGTTAAAGGTGCGAGGCTCTGCCATATCAGGCGTTCTTACCATCGGCACATAGCCACCACTTTGCCCATATTTGTAGGTTGTTTTCTCAGGCCGTGCAAACTCACCTAAAGTGGCTTGACGGTTTACCCGCATAAGGTTGGGGTTTCCTGCTGCTAGTTTCATGTGTTCTTCTCCTTCAATTTGGCTTCGATGGCTTGGGCAAACTCAAGCTGTGTTGTCGTGGATTCCATGCAACAAGCGGCTATTTCTTCAATCGTTAGCCCCACCCAAGGGCGTTGGTAAACTTGAATGTCATCGTCTTCGTCTTTGGGGTGTACCGTGTAAAACCCTTCCTCATCTAAAGCCGCAGCCTTTTTGCTTTTAAATCCTGTCATTCTGTTGTCTCCTGCTTTGCGGTCAATCCTTCAAGGCGTTTAATCCGTGCCACGTTATAGGCAACGATGGCTGCGTGGTACTCCTGTGCCGTTTGATGGCGCAACTTAGTGCGCTGCGCCTGTATCAGTTCTTCGGCGATAAGTTCGGCAGGGGTCGGCATCACCCAGTGGTTTGTAAACCATGCCCATACGTTTTTTAAGTGATTCATAGTTCCCTCGTTTTTATCATTGTGTCTGCTATTGCGTAAGCCCTGTGAGCAAACTCATCCATAGTTCCTTGAATAGATGAATCTGAAATCAGTGCTTGCATAGCTTTGGCTGCAAAGTAATCACGCAGGGTCATGCTTACCGCATGGTCTTGGGTAAAGTATTGAAGTGGTGCGGGGGTCATTTGAATATGCTCCTTGCTAAAACCACTTTAGTAGGTTCGCATTGTTTTACGCTTGATGGCTGGTTGGCAATGATGTACCCCGCAATAAAAGCAACGGTGGCTACCATGCCTAGCAATGTCATCAAAGCAACAAAACCGTCCATAATCCGTTCAAATACGGTTGGGCTTTCTATATCAACTTCAATTGGGTCGGTGTAATTTGCCATTCTTGCTCCATTCTGTTTGAGTTACTGCGTACTGTTTGACCTGTTAAACAAATCAACCCGTCACGTTCAATTTCTTTTACCCGTCTTGCGACTTGGTTGGAATCTAGCCCTGTGATGTTGGCAATGCCATCCTTGCCTAATTTGCCGTTCTTGCGTAGGCAGTCCACAATAATTGTGGCGTGATGTTTTGCCAGTTCTTTGGCAGAATCCGCAGCCAGCCAACTGGTCAGGGGGTCGGTGTTTCTTGCTCTAAACATTTTGCACCGCCCTTTTTTTAAAATGGAATATCGTCAGGCATATCGTCAAACCCGCTACCTTGTCGGCTTTGCGCTTGGCGGGGCTGGTCTTCTCTAGGCTTTGGGTCGTTAAGGTACGCCCAACCGTCCCAACCGCCTTCTTTAAGCGGGATAACGTCAATTTTTAGCATTTCCCCATTCTTAGTTTCAATGATTGAGCCAATGCGCTGGTAGCGGTTTTTGCTTTGGCCTTGGGCGTTGGTGTATGTCCCGATGATGCAGGACACTTCTTTTTTAAGTTTTGACATTATTTGCTTTCAATGATTGAGTTAAGTTTTTCCACTTGGACGGTAACTTCGCCCAAGAATTTGTTGATTTCGGCTTCCATTTCGGCAATGAAGGCTTCGTCACGTTCGACACGCTTGATAAACAATTGCGCCTTTGCTGGCATCCGTGGGTCAAACACCACATAGTCACACCATGCCCGGTCTGTGCAAGCCATCTGCATCTGCATCTGTGCAAAATACTTGGCTGGCACTTTTTCTGTTAATAGCGTGTCAATCATGGTCGCTGTGTTGGGGCATTTAATCTCACACATACCAAACAGCCCCACCAAGCCATCAGGAGAAGCACCAGCCCACTCAATCCGTGGGTGAGGTACAAACCCTACTTCTTCAACTAAAACGCCTTGTGCGGCTTCGTATGCTGCCCTTGCAAAAGGCTCTTGGTCTGTACCCCATTGCATTGCTGCGTTGGAGAACGATTCGGCTTTGGTGTTGGTAAGCCTTTCGACCACCAATTGCGCCATGTAGTTGTCCCGTGTGGCGGCATAACCTGTTTTGGTCTTTGACATTAGGTCGGCAACCCGGCTGGCGGTCACTTTGCCCAATCGGGCGGCAAACCAATCGTCCGTGCCTTGTTCCATCATTTCAATCATTGCAGTTCCCCTTTCTTTGCGTCTTTGGCCTTAATAAATGCGGTCTTGGCAATTTCATCATTGCCAGCGGCTTTAATGGCTTCAAAATATGCGGCTTTAAGTTCAAACTCATTTGTGCAAGATTCAATGTCGGCTACCAAGGCTTTAACTGTGGCGGCTGATATTGCATGAGTTTTGGTGGCTGCGTTGCCATCATCATCTTCCGGGGCTATGCCACACGCTGCCATCAGGCTATAACGCCGTGCGTAGGTCAATGCCGAGCCGTAACCCTGTGGGTCTTGCTTGCTGGCTGGCACTTGCAAGATGCCACACTCCAGCATTTCGCCTGATTCGTGGATAAAGACCGTCTCGACCATGATGCCAGTGGCGCAGTCGTAGCACTTTTGAATCATGGCAATGCCGTTGTTGTTTAGTGCGTCAATGACCGCTTCCACACAGGCTGCAAGGTCAGCGTAGCGGCTTTTGAAGTGCGGGTTGGTGGACGACTTGAGGGCTGGGCCAAAAGCCTTTTGTGCCTTGACTAAGGCGGTTGCAATGTTTTTCATACTAATTCCTCTTTAATGATTTCTAACTGTGAATCGGTGTCCAAATCCGAGAATGGGACAAAATGGTTTTCTTGGCAGCAGGAAAGTTTGCCGTCTTTTTCTTCCATGCAGTACGGGCAGAATTCCACTTGCCCCATTAGTTCCATGTAGTAAGCAATTAAACCTTTCATTACATCCTCCAAAAGTAAATTACAAAGGGAAGCCCAATAAGGGCGGCGAACAGAAAAGCGGTGGCTATGTCTTTCATTCGTGTGACTCCACAATCATTGCTTCTAATGCGTAGATGGTGTGAACGTCAATGTGTTCGTACAGTTCAACGCCGTTAACGTAGATTTGGTCAATGGTGGCAATAGCGGGAATTGGTGGGTCAATGTCCGTCTCGGTTTGAGCGTCTTCCCATTCGTAGGTGACTTCCCAAACGATGCTGTCATAAGTGAGTGTTGCTGAGTGCATTTTAATTCCTTGTTGGGTTTAGTAATCTTCGCCAGCCCGTGCAGGTTGTGCGCCTAAAAATGCAGGGTTGATTGGCGCATCGTGCTTCCATGCGTTTATGCCAAGGTTATACGCAATGGCTTCTATTTCAACATCCATGTCTTGCATTTGCTGAACAAGGGGGTCGTGACGCAATGTGTAAACTGGTAATGAATCGGAAAGTGCTTGCCGTTGTTTTTTTAGGCTTTGCATTTTTTGGTATTTGTTCATTGTTGTTTCCTTGTGGCTTTTGTAATAGCGGCTTGCAGCAATTCCAAAGTTCCAATTGCTTCGTAGCAATCAGGATAGTTGTCAAACAAATTTAAGGCTTCAATGCAAGCCTCAAGCAAGTCAGGGGCTGCTGCAATTAGTTTTGCATCTGCTGGATTGCGTGTATCAACCCAAATAATTTCGCCTACTGCCTCGTTTTTGGCGTTGTCAATCAAATCGACTTTGGTTGAACGGGCATTGCTGAGATGCCAAGGTGCGGGAGTGTGGTTCATTTTGATTTCCTTAAAAGACCCTTGCGGGATTGGTAGGGCCGAAGCCCCGGTTGGTTTACGCAGTGGTATAGATGATTGACGCTTCAATGCAAGCAAGGTGATGCAACAAATCTGCATAAGCAAATCTGCCATCAAGACAAGCCGCACGTTCTACATTGCGTAGGTGACGCAAAGACTCATAAATATTTTCCATTTTGATTTCCTTAAAAGACCCCAAGAAGTTCGGGGCATGGCATGAATTCTATACACTTTTGTGTAGATATACCACCTCACCTAAAAATATAAATCTATCGCTTATGGCTTTGTAATAGTTTTTTACAATAACACCCATCAATCACAATTGTGTCTATAATGGCGAAATGAACACTTTAGAAATTTGCATCAAATCCGTGGGCGGCACAGGCCGATTGGCTTACCTGCTAGACGTAAAACAGAACGTTGTGTCCAACTGGCGGCAGCGGGGTGTTCCTAAGTCCTGGGAACAGGTGTTGAAGTACAAGTTTAAGAAGCAGATTGCGGAAGCGCAAAAGGCTGTATAATTTATTTTGATGGTTTAGATGTTGCACGTACTAGGTGCAGATACATCTAAGCCTTCATTGGCTGACCCCTGAAAACTTGTGCTAGTACCGCAGGTTCTCAGGGGTTTTCTTTTGGAGACTTAACAAATGGCAAACAAAACTTATGCTGAAAAGCTAAAAGACCCACGCTGGCAGAAAAAACGCCTTGAAGTTCTTGATGATGCAGAATTTCAATGTGAAGTTTGTGGTGATACAGAATCAACGCTTCACGTTCATCATAAACAATACATTAAAGGGAATGATATATGGCAGTATGAGCGTGAACAGTTAGCGTGTTTATGCGAGAAGTGCCACGAAGAACAACATGGATTAGATGCTCGTTTCCAAGATTTGTTGTCACGCATACCAATGGACGGTCCAGGTTGTAAAGATGAGGTTTATTTTTTGCTAGCTGGATTTCTAGGACAAATGGTAAAAATTGATTTCGATTGCCAAAAGGCATTGTTCCAGCGTGGATATGATGCTTCTAGCTATTGGAGGGATTTGGCATGAAACGCCCATCATTTCAGTTTTACCCTAGCGATTGGCTGCGAGATACAGCATTGCGGTCATGCTCAACTGGCGCACGTGGTTTGTGGATGGACATGATTTGTTTCATGCACGAAGGTGAACCTTATGGACACCTTAAGGTTAAGGATAAGGTTATCCTCACATCCAACCTTTCACGCATGGTTGGAGAAACCTTAGAGGTTGTTGAAGGTTGGCTTTCGGAGTTGTTTCAAGCTGGCGTTTACGACACAACCGAAAACGGAGTGATATTTTCTAAGCGCATGGTAAGAGATGAAAACCTGCGCCAACAAAGGGCTGCGGGTGGTATTAAGGGTGGTAATCCTGCCTTGATGGATAAGGGTAAGGTTAACCTTATGGTTATCTCAGAGGATAAACAAAAAACAACCCCTTCATCTTCATCTTCATCTCCATCTTCATCTTCAATAAAAAATACAAGGAAGAGCGCTGACGCGCCTCGACCTGATGACGTTGTTGAACAGGTTTGGATTGATTGGGTTGCATTAAGAAAGCGCAAAGGCACAACAATTTCAGAAACCGCCATTCAAGGTGCAAGAGACGAAGCTGCAAAAATTGGATGGACTTTAGAACAGTTTTTAGTTGAATGGTGTACGCGTGGAAGCCAAGGATTAAAAGCTGATTGGGTTCTTGATAAACAAAACCACCAGCAGCAAAGTTTTGCCGAACGTGACCAACAAGCCCGACAAAAGCGTTGGGAGACAATGACAGGGCGCAAGTGGCCTACCGATGGACAAACGGACACAGCATT